CTAAAGGTGCTTTTGTATCCATCTGCGTTTGTATTGCAGACGTAACTCCACCTACATAGTTTAGTTCTGTTGCGGAGGCTGTTACGCTCTCCATTTTGTCTATCTGTGCGTCTATTACTGCACCAGTGTTGCCTGAATTGTAGTTTGCCATTATATTATCCTACATTAAGTATGTCGCCATTAGATGTAAGAAATACCTTACCATCCGAAGTGATGAAATTTTTAGTGGCTTCCCAAATCCTTATGGTATGCCGTTTTGCTAATGCTAATCCGAGTCTTAACATCTTTATCCTATCAATCGTCTAAAAAACGATTTAACTTTTTTTGTGAATGTTTTGGGTTTAACCCTTCGCCTAAAGCCGAGTCTTAACATTATCCAATGTATGCAAGAATTTTTCCGCTCGAAAGAGTTACTGCTGTAAAATCGCCATAAACCATATCTCCTTCGGAGAGCGTCATAGAAGCAGGGAGGTTATCACCAGTAGCACTGGTTGAGGAAGCTATTATGGCATCACCATGAACAGCTTTGAATGCGACCCAGTTCCCCGTATTAAGGGCTGTATCTGTTATAGAATTAAATCCACCTTGTCCTAAGCCAAGATTTCCTGATTGTTTTACACTGTATCTTCCTAAGTCTGACATCTTTTTTCTCCTAAGTTATGTTACCTTACCGAGCTGTCATTTCTCATGGGTAACTTGGTTAATGGGGGGCGGTTAAGCCCCCCATAGCGTTATTTACGGATTGTTAAAGTTTACAATCTGTCCTGCTGTGTCTCCAGCACTCTGCACTAAAGATGCACCAAAAAGGGCATCTACAACTACAGAAGTAGAGAGATAGTCAATATCGTATGAACTTTGAACACGTGGTGCAATTTGCATTGCAAAAACAATACTATCTTTTGTGAAGATAGATGCTGTTTCATCGCCAGTCGTGCCGTCATCATCCCAATCAACAGAATATGATGCTTCCATTCCCATGATTTCTCCTTGACTACCAGAAGCATGAGCAGATACTCTACCAGCTTGGTTCGCAAGTGAGAACTCGTCAAGAGCAAATAATGAATTATAAGCACCAGGTGAAGCATACAAGAAAGCATCTTGCGTGTAATCAACGCCTGCATCCATTAACTTCTGTGTGCCTGAACGAATCAAGGCAGAAGTAAATGTATTATCGGCGGTAAGTGTTACATCGTTAGCCGTTGCAGATTGAATCAAAAGTGCAATATAATTTTCCACTTTCTTTGCTAAGGCATAGCCCATTGATTTTGCATACATATTGAAAAGGTCAGCACTCTCTTGGACGCGAACAATGTCTTCAATGCGTTTAGCACTGTAGAAATGTTGGTCAACAGAAAGGTCTGTCTTTCCATCAGTATTAGCAGAGTAAGTTACTGCTGTGTCTGCGGACTTTTGAGATGCTGATTCTTCATCAACACGGGGAATATGTAACGTATCTCCTCCACCAGAAAGCATGGAAGATAAATCGGTTACTTTGTTTTTTAGCGAAAATTTACGTTCCGCATAATCTAATATCGCATCTGACCAAAGTTCGGGTATGAAATTTGCTCCAGTTGTGACTGTTACGTTAGCCATTTAAGGACTCCTATCGTTTGTAAGAATCTACAATACTTGACCAATTACTACGTTTTTCTTTAATATCCATCTTCTTCCATCCATCCTTTGGTATTGCAGGATTAATTGTCCCTACAGTATCAGGTGGATTGGTTTTAACGGATAATTCTTCAACAACATTTAGTAAATCGTCTGTATCGAGATTTCTGAATTTTTCTTGTTTAGATTCAGGAAGTTTGCTTAAAGCGTCATCTCGAAGCCTTTTGTCCATTGCAACCCACTTTTCCTTAAAAGGTCTGTAGGATTCAACTTCTTTTTCGAGAGTGGTATTTAATTCTTGCCATTTCTCTTCTTCTTGAAGTTTTGCTTTCTTCGCATCTTCCTCTTTTAATTCAAATGTTTTCAGTGAATCACGTAACTGATTTCGTTCCGTAATTACCTCATTTAACCTTGAACGTGGTATATCATTATTTTCGGGTTTTGTCCCGTCTTGAGTTTTTACGTCTTCAACGACTGGTTCTGCTATTTTTTGCTCTTCTGACATTTTAAACCTCTTTAGTGAGTTATTAGTAAAGATTCATAGATGCAAATATCCTAAGAATATCTTGCATTAAATCTACACGGGAAAGTAAGTTCTTCCCATACTATAATGCAAGAAAAAAATTACGTATTCAAAAAGAAGTGGTTTGATTATCTTGGCTACCAACCGCATGATGGTCAATTAGCACTTCATTATCCTGAAAAAGCAGATGCCAGATTTCATGTTATGGTCTGTGGTCGTAGGTTCGGGAAAACGTGGGCAAGTGCTATGGAAGCCTGTTATGTCGCATCTCAGCCTAATAAACGCATTTGGGTTGTCGGCATGTCATATAGGAAAGCTCGTCTTATCTTTCGTGAGATTTGGCAAAAGATGGTTGTTGGGCATCCTGAAGACATCAAACGCTCATCTGAAAAAGATATGCTCATTGAATTTAAGTGGGGGACAACAGTAGAGGGAATGTCGGCAGACAATCCTGATTCTCTTGTTGGCGAGGGATTAGACCTCTTAGTGGTAGATGAAGTTGCAAAGATGAATAAGAAAATATGGGATATGTATTTATCCCCTACAGTTGCAGGTCGCAAAGGAAAGGTCATTTTTATAACTACCCCCGAAGGTAGGAATTGGATTTATGATTTATACAAGTTAGGGGAACATGACCCTATGTGGGCATGTCACTCTGCTCCATCGTGGGTAAATCAGCATGAATTTCCTCTTGGTTTAGAAGACCCTGCTATTATTGAGCGTAAACGGAATATGTCAAAAGCACTCTTTGGGCAGGAATTTGGAGCAGAATTTTCTATCTTCCAGGGGAAGGTGTGGGACTTTGATAGGGGCATAGATACTGGTAATTTCCCTTATGACCCCAATTTACCTACTTATTGTTCTATTGACTTTGGATATAGGATGCCTGCTGTCATATTTGCACAAACAGAATTTATAGGCAATGTAGAGCATATTAGGGTATTTGATTCTATTTTACATAAAGAAAATATTAAAACCGAGGATTTGATTAAAATGATTAAAACTAAGGGCTATCCTATTGTTTCTTATTATGGCGACCCTGCGGGTTCGAGTGTTCAGGGACAGTCTGGTGCAGGTGATATGGAGATATTTAGACGTAGCGGAATCAGGATTCTTTGCATGAGAGATAGAATGAGTCGTAATATAATTGCAAGTGTCTCCTATGTTCGTGGATTTTTCTCAAGTGCGGATGGGACACGAAGAATCCATGTAGATAAAAAATGTAAGGATGTTATACAAGATTTTGAGGAATATCGCTATCCAGAGACAGAAGATGGAAAGCCTATTAAAGAAGAACCAATAAAAGACGGACACCATGACCACGGAAACGATGCTTTTAGATATTTTATTACCAATCGCTTCCCAATGAAAAATAATCAACTAAGGAAAATACAAAGATGATAAACCAATTAATAAAAGATAAACTCACTGAAGTAAAATTACATCAGGCTCATGGTCGCAGGAAGGAGATTCGTAAATATTTAAACTATTATACAGGCACTTCGACAGATGATTATATAAAAAGTTACTTTAGTGGAGATGCTTTTGGAGAGATACCACCCTCTTTGACTAATTTTACTCGAAAATTTATTAATAAGATTAGTCGAATCTATACATTGGGTGCGAATCGAACTACGGGTAATACAACAGAAATTTATAATAGCCTAATCCCGACAAAAGATGTAAGAATGAAACATATCGAGAGAATGACTCGACTTGTAGGCACTATCGCTAATAGAGTGTATTGGCGAGATGGAAAATTTGACTACAGACCTTTGTATTACTTTGAAACATACTTTGGAACAGACCCATTTAAGCCCGAAGCAATCATTTATCCCCTCCTAAATAAGACATCAGACCTATCTAATGCGGATGCAATGCAATGGGAGTATTGGGATAATGAAAAATATGCCACTCTTAATGAGAGTGGGGATATTGTAAGCGAAAAGGAGAACCCTTATGGCGTATTACCTTTTGTTTTCACGCATAGAGAAGACCAAATAGACTCTTTCATTGTTGAAGGTGCATCCGATATTGTAAATTGCAACGAGCAAGTAAATATCGGGCTTACAGAGATGAATCTTGGGTTGAGATTCAATATGTTTGGGCAACCCTGGGTTAAGGGTCTTAGGGCAGACCAAGAAATGATGCGTGCGGGTTCAAATACAATCTTAGATATGGGTGAAGATGGTGAATACCACGTAACATCGCCACAAGGCAATATATCAGAGGCTATTGAGAATATCAAGTTTCAAATTGAACTAATCGCTTCTAATAATCACTTATGGATTCAATGGGCAGAGTCAGGTGGCGAAGTTCCATCGGGAATCTCCTTAATGATTAAAGACCTTGAACGTAAAGAGGATTATTTTGACGATATTGCAATGTGGAGGCTATATGAAAAAGACTTTTATGATGTTGAAAAAGTTATTGCGGAATATAATGGTATTATTTTATCTGAAGATTTTGGCGTGGATTTTGAAGAAGTCGAATACCCAACAACAGTCCAAGACCAAATACTAAGAGATACATTTGACTTGGAACAGAACCTTATTACACGTGCCAAAATCATGGTAAGGGGAAATAAGGATTTAAATGAAGCACAAGCACAAGGAATAATTGATGCAAACAGAGAAGAAAATGACAAAGAAAACAAACAGTCAATTTTTAATCAATTCCGTAAGGAAACTGGACAAGATAAACAATTTGGAAATCAGTCTTAGCGGAGACATAGAAGAAATCATCAAAGACCCTATTGCATGGGGTGAAAGAATGGTTGAACAATTTATTCTCGGCAACGAAGATAAGTATTTAGAGGCAAAACAGCTCGGAAAGGACTTTTGGGATGCAGTTGAAGATAAAAGCAAGGGTTGATTTTGGGAAATTGGCATTAACTATGCCATCATTGATTGATAATTACCTAACTCGTGTGGCAGTATCGTCGTCAGGAAGGGC